GTACCTGACCCATCAGTTTTTGTAGAATGTCTTACATAAACAAACCCACCGTGAGTAACGTCAATATCTTCTGATACATTCCATCTGAGCCTAATTAATTTATCTGAAAAAGGCTCAATAGATAGATTTTTAACATCATCTGGAACAGCAGTTTTACCAACAGCATTAAATGTTATGTCAGTAGAAGTGGAACTTAATTGTAGGGCTGCATTGTAACTAAATACTTCTATCTCATATGTTCCGATAGAAGTGTTAAATATTTCAAAATCAGGAGCAGAAACTGTAGTGGACACAAAGTTACCATCTCCAAATCTATAGTTGACCTGATACTGAGTTACACCATCAACAGGTTGCCAACTAATAATTAGTTTTGATACTGCTTGATTATTTATAACCACTAATTTTTCTTCAGCTACAAGTGCAGATGGAGGTTCTTTTGGAAGATTTAAAACAGATACAGATCTTTCAGTAAGAGTAAAATTCGGTTTTTCAATAAAATCGTATTTTTCTTCTACATACGATAATGCTGTTATTACATAATTTATACCATCTTCTTCAGTTACAGTTATAACTCTAAATTTTTGAGGCAAAACATCGTCATTCTCTAATAACCAAACACTATTAGCATTAGGAACAGCACTTAAATTTTCTGCAAGTGGAATAACACCATTTAAAATATCACCCGAAACATCTTTAGTCTCAACCGTTCCATCAGGCATGATTACTGATACTTTGGCATTATTATCACTATCTAAATCAGTTTCAGTAAAATCATCAACAGTTATGGTGTTTAAGGTAGCACTTTTAATTCTGCCTCCCCTTCTGATTCCAGAACGCACAGGATCAGCAATTTCTATAATTGCACCTGGTCTTACAACTACACCAGAATCAATAGAAGTCGCAAACGTAACTACTTCCGATTCATGCTGTTCTGCAAAAAGAATTGCTTTTCCTAATCTAGCTGCCTGTCCTCTAGAAGTACACCCAAAAGCCTTAACTTGTTTAGTTATTATTCCATATTTATCTATAGCATCATCATCTTCAACAAGCTCAAAATCCATTTCTCTTGTATCCATGTTGAAATAAGAGACAGCTATTGCTGTATGTCTGGTTTTTAAACTTGAACCAGAATAACTAAATCCCTCTTCAGTAACATTTGCTAGGGTGAACAAATAACTACTATCTTTAGGACTATCTTGAGCAAGCGTAATTGTTCCTGCTGTCCAAATAGGCATACAACGCATAACACCTGCTATGTCATTTATAAGATCAAAAGCTGAACTTGAAGATTGAATATTTGCATTACAGCTAAATCTTGCTTCTTTTGCACTTCCGAAACCACTTCTAACTAATTCATTTGCAAATTTACTCGCAGTTACAAAAGAGAATAAATCTAAGTTTTCATATCTTTTAGCGTCAGTGCTTTGATCTGGAGAGATATGAACACCAAATCCGTACCTTTTATCTGTGAGAAGATCGAGTAGCACCATACTTGGGCACGAAGTCCACTGTGCTGCTCCCATAACTCCATTAAATATAT